CGCCCCCTCCCCGTTAATTCTTACCGTCGCGAGATGGTACGGAGACAGCATGGCAGATAAAGAGCAGATCGACTACGGCAGCCACGAGACATACGTCAAGTGGTTCCTCGACTCCGAAGACCTTTCCCAAGAATCCCGCAAGCTGTCCGAGCGGGATATTGATTATTACAACTGTATCCAGCTTACACAGAGCGAATTAAACGCGCTAAAGAAGCGGAAACAGCCGCCAGTAGTCGATAACCGTATCAAGCCCAAAATAGATTACCTCCTTGGCTTTGAGCGCAGCCAACGCACTGACCCCAAAGCATTCCCTCGCACTCCTAAACATGAAGATGCAGCCAATGCTGCAACTGACGCACTTCGCTATGTCATAGAGTCCAACGACTTCCCCCAAGTACGCTCAGAGTGCTTCGAGGATGCCCTGAAACCCGGCGCATACGGCTGCGAGGTCATTGTTAAGCCGAGGGGCAAAGACTTTGACATCCTCATCAAGCGCACCCCATGGGACCGCATCTTCTACGATCCCCACTCACGCGCCAGAGACTTCAGCGACGCGAAGTACAAGGGCATTGTCATATGGATGGACAAGGCCGACGCGCTAGACCGTTACAAGGGCAACGCGAAAGCCGACAGCATCCTTGGCGATACCATGTCACAGAGCCAGAGCAGCACGTATGAGGATAAGCCGTCACACTCGTTTGGGGACGCCAAGCGCAACCGCGTCCGTATCGTGCAGATGTACTTTAAGAAGGGTGGCGTGTGGCACTACGCAGAGTTTACCGGTGCCGGCTTCCTGAAGGGTCCTAAGCCATCCCCTTACCTTGACGAGTACGGAGATCCCGACTGCCCGCTAGAGTTCCAATCAGCCTTTGTTGACCGGGAGGGGAACCGCTTTGGCCTCGTTCGCCAATGGATAGACATGCAGGACGAGGTGAACAAGCGGCGGTCGAAGGGGCTGCACCTTCTCACCATGCGGCAGGTTGTCTACGAGGACGGCGCAGTTGATGACATTAACACCGCACGCAATGAGCTGGCAAAACCTGATGGCGCTGTGAAGGTCACGCCGAATATGAAGTTCGACGTACTGCCGACCAACGACATGGCAGCGGGTAACTTCCAGATGCTTGCCGATGCTCGTGCATCCATCGACGCATCCGGCCCCAATAGCACTATGACGGGACACGACGAGCGGCAGCTTTCAGGCCGTGCCGTGGCGCTCAAGTCGCAAGCTGGCAACATGGAAGTAGGCCCGCTCATGGATGGCTTACGGGCATGGCAGAAACGTGTTTACCGGCAGGTATGGAACAGGATTCGCCAGTACTGGACCGCTGAGAAGTGGATACGGGTAACTGATGATGAGAACAACCTCAAGTGGGTAGGGCTGAACGTGCCAAGCACCGCCGGGGAGCAACTTGTTAAACAGTTGGAAGCGCAAGGGCAGAAGATTAGCCAAGAAGAGATCCAGCAATTGATGATGGACCCGCAAGCGCAGCAGCCAGCGGTAGAGAATGAGGTTGCTGAGTTGATGGTGGATATCATTCTGGAAGACGCACCGGATACCGTAACCATTCAACAAGAACAGTTTGAAAGCATGGTTGCTATTTTTCCGAGCGTACCGCCGCAGTTGCAGCCGCTGGCGTTTGAGATGTTGGTGGAAGCCTCGTCACTCCGCAACAAAAAGCAATTCCTTGAGAAGCTGAAAGGTGGCGGCGAAGACCCCGAGGCGGCAGAAATGCAGCGCATGAAGGCGGAAGAGGCTGAGCAGATCAAGAAGGAAGAAGTATTGACAAAGATTGACAAGACCAAGGCGGAAGCAATGCGGGCCATGGCTCAGGCCGAGGCAACGTTGAACCCGCCAGCGAATACAGCGCAAGAGTTAGCAATGCAGGGCGATACCGGCACGGTTTAGCAAGACTAAAATCGCCGGTTCACTCGTCCCGATTCCGGCGGGCCTATATGGTAGATAGCGGGCGCAAAACAATTCGGGCAACGGTGACTACTTCCGACCCGGACCTTCCCGCCTTAAATGGTGTAGCCTGGAAGAGCAACAAGCACGCCGATGTCCCTTGTTGCTGGCAGCGGGCTAAAGAAAGCTGCCGGGGAAGAACGAGTACCCTGAACGTATCGGGTTCAATCCTTTAGATGCTGGTTAAGGCTAAGGGAAGGGGGAAAGTAGATAATCATAAAATGATTGTTCGGATACCGAATAATCAGTATACTGATAGTTAGGCAACCGAACAATAGCGGAGGTAGATATGAAAAGGATAGCAATATTTCTGGTGATTATGTGCGCAGCGGCCACAGCCTACGCGCTCAGCGAGTTTAACCCTACCGTATTCACCTCCGTATCTTCGACCAAAGCCGATGTGTCATACACCGTCACATCTCCCACGGTTATTGAGTTTCGCCCCGCTGCCGATGGCGTGACGTACTACAAGGGGACCGGCACCAAGTTTCCCGCGCCAAAGGACACAAATGTCCGATTAGTGGTGGATTCGTCNATTACGTTCGATGTGGCGAGTTCGGCGCATCCAGGCACTACTATCTACATCAAGGCGGGGAATAACCCCGTACAGCCGTAATTTGAGCGGCAGAAAGGCAGCACATGAGCAACAAGACAGTGAAACGAGTGCGGCAGGTGGCACGCAGCCAATTCAACCAGGATTTCAGTTTCTTTGTCAACACTCTCCGTGGCTGGCCGTTTAAGCAGAGGCTGTCATTCTGTTGGGACGTGCTGACGCGAAAAATTTAGCCGTCGCCGGGTATCGGGCGTAATTTCACACCGTCGCCGGGGCATCGGGCGAGAAGGGAAGGAAACAGATGGGCGAGATAGACGACATTCTAAATGGCACCACAACCGAACCGGAGGCAGTTATTGAGCCTGAAGTGGTAGCCGAACCAGAACCAGCGGCAGAACCGGCCACAGAGCCGGATACGGGCGTTAAAGAGCAATCTCCGTCGCCGGGAGATACCGAAAAGGCGCTGCAAATGGAACTTGCCAGAATCAGGGCGAAGAACCGGGAACTGGAAGCGCAGTTACAGCGGCCCGAACCGGAAAAGCCCGACTTTTGGGAGAACCCCGAGCAGGTGCTGAACGAGCGGGAAACCAAACTCCGCGCCGACATGTCGGAAGAGTTCATGCAGATGGTTAAGCCCGATTACGGTGAAAAATTAGCCATTTTCATTCAAGAATTGGCACCGGCAAACCCGCTAGTATACCACGAAATCATGTCAAAGCCGAATCCGGCTAAAGCCATGTACGATTACGTGGAAAACACGCTCAAAATGCGGGAAATGAGCAACCCGCAAGAGTACGAGGCAAAGATCAAGACGGAGGTTGAAGCAAAACTCCGCGCCGAGTATGACAAGAAACTGGAAGAAGAACTGAAACGCCGCGATATTCCCGGCTCACTGGCTGACACCAGGGGAGTAAGCGGCCACACGGCGGCAGTGGTAGTCGATCCGCCATTGTCCGACATTCTCAATTAATCATTAATGGACCGTCGTGAGGACAGGTCCGAAGGAGTTTCACCATGGCAAACACAGCAGTAGCGGCGGGATTGACCGTCCAACAGTGGGACAGTAAGTTTTTCACCGAGTACATCCGCGCCAACCGCTTCAAGCGGTACATGGGAACGGATGAAAACAGCATCATCCAGATGAAGGAAGACCTGACGGCGAAGAAGGGTAAGACCGTTACCTTTGCCCTCGTCAACTCCCTCTCCGGTGCTGGCGTTGCCGGTTCTACCACCCTCGTAGGCAGCGAAGAGAAGATGAATAGCCGTTCCTGTACCGTCTATGTCAACAAGATCAGGAACGCCGTTGTTGTTCCCGAGATTGACGAGCAGTACAGCGCCATTTCCCTTCGTGACGCCGGTAAAGTGGTCCTGAAAGATTGGATACTCCGCAAGACCAAAACCGACATCATCAACGCATTCGGTCAAGTGGGCGGCGACTATGTTTCCGGCCTCATTACCATCTGGAGCGCAGCCAGCACAGGAAACACCGCCGCACAGGATGCATGGGTAACAGCCAACTCCGACCGTGTTCTTTTTGGTGCTGCCACCTCCAACTACTCTACCACCTATGCAACCGCACTGGGCAACGTGGACGATTCCGGCGACCTCGTAACCTCCGCACGCCTCAACCTGATGAAAGCCCTTGCAAAGTCTGCAAGCCCCGC